TTTATTTAGAAAGAGGTATGGCATGACTCAAATAGAAAGATTGAAAGTAAGAATAATGGGTGTGGACGATGCGCTGCTCAATCAGCTACTGGAAGATGCACAGGATGAAATACTTGACTATTGTAATAGAGACGTCCTATTGACGAAAATGGAAGGCCTACAAAGGGAACTTGCCATTACTTATTATAATCGTAAAGGTTCAGAAGGCGAATCATCCAGGAGTGAAGGTGGCGTATCAGTTTCTTACCCAACAGAGATACCTGAAAGTATTAAATCAAGGCTGAATGCATATAGGCGATTAAAGGTGGTGGGTATAGCAAATGCGGCTGAAAAATAAGAAGACTTATTATCTTAAAACTAAAACCATAATAACTGATGGCGAAGGAGGTAAGTATCCTGGCTATTCGGTAACACCAGTTGAGATTAAGGCCAATATATCACCTGCTAGTGGAAAACTACAGGCTGAAATATATGGCCTTAAATTAAACTCAATTATGAATATGCTTTATGATGAACCATACACCGCAGTAGTCAGGGATAAAGTTCTCTATTACATCGCACAAGATGGAAAGGCAGAATTTTGTGAGGGTGGAGGCATTTGTGTATATGCAACTTCTGATAGAGGCCCAGATTATAAAATCATATCAATAAAGCCATATGGCCATTTAGTATTGGAGCTGGAAAAAATATGAGCAGAATAATTGGGATCGGGAGTCTAGTTTCTAAACTGAATTCATTAGGTGGAAATGCGGAGGGCGTACTTTTAAAGGCCATAGAAGATTGTGGAAAGTTTGTTGAGGATGACGCAAAACTTAATTGCCCGGTTGATATGGGAGATTTAGTTGGAAGTATTCAGCATGAAACAAAAGTAGTAGGTGGATCTATCAGAAGTACAACATATACAAACAGTGATCATGCAGCATATGTAGAATATGGAACTGGCCAACGTGGAGAAGGTACCTACAGTAATAGCAATGTGTCGTTGGCATATAATCAGGACTGGGTTGGTATGCCAGCTCAGCCTTATTTGTATCCGGCATTAAAAAATAATGAAGCTCAACTTAAAGCGTATATTGCTAATAAACTTAACGAAGAGATTAGGAGAGTGGTGGGAAGATGATCAATGTAAAAGTTGAAGTATACGAAGCTATTAAAAATATATCTGAAAATGTAAGTGACAGCTATCCAGCTAATTGGGCTACGCTTCCAGCAATACAATATGTTGAGGAAGATAACAAGGTTGTTGAATTTACAGATGGAAAAGAAGATAAAGCATATGTAAGATACAAAATTGACATATGGCATAACGGGAGTACATCAGATACAGCTATAGAAGTAGATAATGGCATTGCTCCATTGGGGCTACAAAGAATTGCTTGCAGTGATGTAACAGACGCAAGTGGGTTAAAACACAAATTAATGAGATACGAAGGTATTATTGATGTTAAGACCAAATTCGTATATCACAACAATTAAGAAAGAAGGTAAAAAATATGTTAGCTAATGGCATTAAATTAGGATTTAAAACGGATGGAGCTGCATCAGCTTATACAAATCTTACAGGACTTAAAGAAGTTCCTGAGATGGGAAATCAAAAAGAAAAGGTGGAAAATACATCACTTTCGGATCCAACAAAACAGTATGAATTTGGAATTGGAGATTACGGGGACTTGGCTTATAAGTTTAAGTATGAAAATGAAAAAGCCACATCTCCATATAGAGTACTAAGAGGATATGAAAAATTAAATACAGTACTTTATTTTGAGGAAGAATTTCCGGATGGAACAAAGTTTGCTTTTCAAGCACAAGTAGCAACAAAGCTTGGCGGAGGAGGAACTAATGGGGTAATTGATTTTACATTAACTATGGCACTTCAGTCAGATATCGGAGTGACAGATCCAATAGCTTAAATAAAAGAAAGTAGGTAGATATATGTCGGATACAATTAAGATGCCATATGCAATTTGGAAAATTGGCGAAGAAGAATTTAAATTAAAGTTAACAACCTCCGAAATTGTAAGACTTGAAGGTAAGTATAAAGCAAATCTAATGAGTTTAATGATGGCTAATGATGCCAGTGGAATTCCAACACTTAACGTTATGCTTGATATAACACATGGGGCGCTTCAAAAATTCCATCATGGATTGTCGGTAAGTGACGTGATGGATATGTTTGATGACTATTGTGAAGAAGGTGGAAATCAAACTGTGTTTGTTACTGATGTGCTACTAATCGTTTACCAGGTAAGCGGTTTTTTCTCTCCAAAAGAGGAGGCAAAGAAAGTAGCCCCTCGGAAGAAACGAGCGAATTTAACACAGTAACAGAAATGATTGAAGGGCTCTATCCAAAGGCATTAGATGCTGGGATAGACCCTTTTATGTTTTGGGATTATTCAGTAGCTGAGATAATAGACATTTTAGAAAGTCACAATAGGCAGCTGTTGAACAAAAATAAAGAAACCGCTAGAATGTATGACTTTTTAGCAATGAGAACAGCTGAGTATGTAGGATCATCATTCAGTGAAGAGACAAAAGTGGTTCCATTATGGGATTACTTCCCTGCTTTATTTGCTAAAGAAAATAAAGCAATTGAACAGTTGGAAATTGATAGGCAGTTAGCAATCAATATAGAAAATATGAGAGCTTTTGCTAATTATGCAAATAAACGTTTTAAAGGGAACGGAGGTGAATAAATGAGCGCTGTAACGATTGAAGAATTACAAGTCATAATAGAAGCACAGACTAGTGGCTTTAGGAGAGAAATAGCAGGCGTTAGAAATCAAATGCAAGGAATGACCAATAATGTAAATGCTCAAACGGATAAAATGAAATCAGCCTTTAGCGGTGTCGGTAAGGTGATAGCGTCAGTTTTTGCAGTAACTGCGGTTGTAAAGTTTACGGAAAGTTGTTTAAAGCTTGGCTCAAACTTGGTGGAAGTGCAAAATGTGGTCGACGTAACATTTGGTAGTATGTCTTCTTCTGTTAATTCATTTGCGCAAACAGCTATCACACAGTTCGGATTATCTGAGACAACAGCTAAAAAATACATGGGAACCTTCGGAGCTATGTCTAAATCATTCGGATATAGTTCTTCGGAAGCTTATGAAATGAGTAAGCAGGTCACAGGTCTTACAGGAGACGTGGCATCCTTCTATAATTTAAGTACAGATGAATCGTATACAAAACTTAAGTCTATATGGACCGGAGAGACAGAAAGTCTTAAAGATTTAGGCATCGTTATGACGCAAGCAGCGCTGGATCAATACGCATTAGCAAATGGATATGGAAAAACTACAAGTGCAATGTCTGAGAAAGCTAAAGTTGCTTTACGTTTAGCGTTTGTAACTGATCAGTTGAATGCTGCAAGCGGAGACTTCTCAAGAACATCAAACAGCTGGGCAAATCAGACAAGAGTTTTGTCATTGCAGTTTGATTCATTAAGAGCGACACTTGGGCAAGGACTAATCAATGCTTTTTCACCTGCTATTTTGGCGGTTAATACATTATTAGCGAGAATGCAAGTATTAGCAGTTTATTTTAAGAGCTTTACAACATCCTTGTTTGGAGATACAAGTTCAGGATCAGGCACTGTTTCAGATGCTAAAAGTATTGCAAGTTCAATGGGGGATACTGCGGCGGCGGCTACGGCTGCTACTAATTCCTTAATGGGATTCGATGAAATCAACAACAAAATTAGTGACAATACTGGAAGTACAGGAGGAACGACAAACTCAAGCACAGATAGTGGTTCAGGAGTAACTGATATTATTGCATCTGGTACGGATGAAGCAGCCACCAAGATAGCTGAAGCCATACAGAAGATTAAAGATGTGGCAGAACCAACGAGGATAGCTATTAAGAACCTCTGGGATGATGGATTGAAGAAATTTGGGGATTTTTCTTTTAAGGCAGGAGAAGATTTCCTTAGCGATTTTTTGATACCTCTAGGTAAATGGACTTTAGGTAAGGGATTGCCTCAGCTAATTGACGCTGTAAATGATTTTTTAGATGATATTGATTGGAGTATGTTAAACAGAAATTTGAGTACATTTTGGAAAGCTATCGAACCGTTTGCCGAAGGAGTAGGACAAGGAATGGTTAGTTTCTTTAAAACTTTATCATCTGTTGGAAGTTTTACAATTAATTTATTAGGTGGAGCAATTGGTATATTCGCAAATGGATTAAAAGCGCTTCCAGCATCTTCTTTAAATATTATAGGACAAGGGCTTGGAGAAATAATTGGAGCATTCTTAACGTTTAAATTAATGGCTTCCATCCCCTCTATTATCGGTGGAATAAGTCTTGCTTTTAGTGGATTTATGATGGCAATTTCAGCACATCCATATATTGCACTTGCTGTTGGAATCGGAACATTAATATCGGCATTGCAAAGTATAGGTTCATCGTCGGCTACATCAAAATCGGTATCGGTATTGACGGATATAAACGACCAATTCGATGCGACTATATCAGGCGGAGATATGTATGTTGGAATATTAGAGACTCTTTCAGACAAATACTTCGATTTAGCGGATAAAGGTTCATTGACAAACATTGAACAGAAAAAAGCTCAAGATTTAGCAAAAGAGATGGTTAAATACTACCCCGAACTAGAAAAATATTATAATAAGACAACAAAATTATTAGATATTAGTCGCCAAGGTGTAGATGATTTAATTACATCTAAGTTGAATGAAATAAAAACAGAAGCATATCACGATAAATTAGTTTCATTGTATCAAAAACAAGCTGACTTAATTACTGATGTAGCGACCGCTCAAAAAGCTATGAATGATGCCAATACTGCATATATCGAAGGGGCGGGAGGTGGTTACTCTGACCTCCTTGGTATTATCACCTTGAAGCATCTTAAACTAGGGAATGATCTAGATGACGCAACAAAAAAAT